CACACTCTAACCAAGTTAGATCTGTTGCTACCCAATTACAATCTTTATCTATTACAGAAAGTATTGATAAAAGATCAATGCAAGGCACATTAACGTTAAATGATGTATCCGATGTTTTAAATGAACAAGGTTATCAAGGTGCTGAATGGTTAGGTATTTCTTGGAAGTCAGAAAGTTATCTTGATGAAGAACATCCAGACAGAACCCATCTTTTTAGAATATCCTCTATAACCAATATTACACCAAATACACAAAACACTGCTAAACAATATAACATTTCATTTATGTCAGAAGCAGAGTTTGCATGCACATTTGCAGACAGTGTATCACAATACTTTGCTAAACCAGTTAATGAAATAGTTCAAGATGTTTGGGATACATTTATTGGTGAAACAAAAGAAAAAATTATAGATACTGAAGCTGGCGATAAGATAAACATAGATGAGACAGAAGGATCAGCTCATGTTATTGTTCCTAGAAAAGCACCTTTAGATGCTATCGAATTTTTAGCTGCATTCGCATATAAAGCAGACAGTTCAAGCACATATATGTTTTTCCAAAATGCGGATGGATATAATTTTAGATTATTAGATAAACTATTTAAAGATGGAATAGATGAAATACCAGAGGATGAAAAATATAACTATGGAGCATTTGAAGCAACATCAATAAGTGGTAGAGCAAATTATAATATGACTCAATTCACACAATTGCAAAGAAACAATTTATGGCAATTAGCAGATAAAGGTAAATTACATAATCAAGTAGTTGAAATAGATTTTGTTACTCAATCAGTAAATGTTAATACAGTAAATGTAGCAGAAGAAATGGGTTCATATTCAGAATATAAATTTAATAAACCATTAAATTCAGATGACAAATATTTTGGTGAGAAATATAATCAAGATCCTACTGAATCTAATTACATATACGCAGATGGTCTTTCTCATTATATGAATAGACCAGATATGTTACCACGTAAATGGGCATTTATGGATTTAATGTATAATAATATGATTGGATTTACTGTGCCAGGTAATAGTAGATTATCAGCAGGTAAAGTAATAGATGTTAAAATTGGTACTCAAGATAATAAAACAGAAACAAATGATGGTTCGGTAGAAATTGTAGATGATCCAGTTTTATCAGGACATTATATTATAAAAGATATAATACACACATTTATACCTAATCAATATCAATGTAATATTATAGCATGTAGACCAGGACCTGGATCCGGAGATTATAATGGCAAGTAATAGTGAAGTGAAATATGAAAGATTTCAATGGCACATGGGTGTTGTTGAAGATAGAGATGATCCTGTTAAATTAGGAAGAGTCAAAGTAAGATTCTTTGGAGTTCATCCAGAAGATAAAAGTAAAGTATCAACAGAAAGTTTACCATGGGCAACGGTATTGTCAAATGCTTCTCATGGTTCTAGATCTGGTGTTGGTGGACCAGCAGTAGGTATAGTTCCAGGAACTTGGGTAATAGGTTTCTTTATTGATGAGACAGCTTATCAAAAACCTTTTATTATAGGATCCTTTCCAGGAATACCAGTAGCAAAAGCTGATGGCACATTAGGATTTAATGATCCAAATGAAGTATTCCCTAAGAATAAAGATTTACATGGTGAAGAAGTAAATGGTTTAGAAGAAGTAGATATATCTAGATTAGCAAGAGGATTATTTGCAGAGAGACATAGATCAGTTATAAAAAGAAGAGCATTAAGAATAACCGATATCCCAAAAGCTAAAGCACCTACAACAGACTTTGAAGTATTACCTGAAAAAGATGGTGTTGATTATGAAACGGTAAATTGGGAAGAGCCACATGCTAGAAATACTGATGGTAAATCTGTAAAAGATAAAGATTATGTTTCTAAGTATCCTTATAATAAAGTAATAGAATCAGAAAATGGTATTATACAAGAAGTAGATGATACTCCAAATAATAATAGAATAGCATATTATCATCAAGCATCTGGATCTTATCAAGAAATAGTTCATAGTGGAGATCGTAGCACAAAGATAACTGGTAATGATTATGAAATAGTTGTTAAAGATAAAAATGCTTATATCTCTGGTAATTGTAATGTAACAATTCAAGGCGATGCAAAAGTATTAGTTCAGGGAAATAAATATGAAGAGATAGAAGGTAATTATTTCCTTACGGTTCGAAAAGATAAAATAGAAAAGATAGGTGGTAATCATCAAACAGAGATTCTCTCAGATAGAGCTACGCAGATTAACGGGAATAATTATTTTACTGTTGGTAATAAAGATGTCGCTGATACTGGTCATGATGTAACTAGTATATTAGGATCCGAAACTATTACAGTAGGTAAATCTCATACAGAAACAATTAATGGTGATGTTCAATTTACATTTAATGCTAATGAGAATAAACAATTAGCAGGTAATTTAACTGAGCTTCATAAAGGTAATGCTGATATTGGTATTGTTGGTAATTATAATTTAGGTGTTGTAGGTAACTATAATGAGAAGACTAAAGCAAATAGTAGTATTATAGTTGAAGGAGCTAGAACAGAAACTATTACACTTGATGTAGTTCAAGATTATAAAGCTAACTTCACAGATACAGTTGGTGGTAATTATACCGAAACTATTGAAGGAACGCAAGGCACAACTGCTTCAGTATCGAATATTAATAATAATGTTAATATAACTGGTACATCTACAGCATCTGTTGATCACGTATCTAATGGCATAAGTGGTCATGGTCATACACATGATGATACAGCAGGATTAGGTGTTGGTGAAACCTCACCACCAAAATAGGAGTAAATTATGGCTGATATGAAAATTGTAAATAATAAAGTTGCATATGTCAACAGCTCTGGTGATGCTCTTTATAATATGCCAATTGCAGGCGGATCAAATACATTTGTAGTTAAAACAGATGGAACTAATTTATCTTTTTCAGATGAAATACCTTATACTCCTAACGTAGCTGCTAATTGGAATGTCGCTCCAACATATGCTAATAACGCTTTAGATGAAGCAGCAGCAAGAATAAAAGTATTAGAAACAAAAGTAACAGACTTAGAAGCTAACGTCACATCATTAGCTGCTAGAGTAACAACATTAGAGGGTGCATAATGAGTTGTGGTCCTAATCCAAAATTAAAAAAATTACAAGACATGGCTGCAGGAGCCAAAGAAGCTTTTGGTAAATTAACTGAAGGTGCTGATGGTATAATGGGTTCGTTAGATGACCTAGCTGGTACTTTGGATGCAGAGATAGGTAAAGGTTTAGGATCCTTAAAAGAAATGTTACCAGAAATAGAATTACCTTCTTTAGATATAGAATTGCCAGAAATAAATTTACCAGAATTACCTAAGATACCTAATTTAAGTTTACAAGGTGATTTAATGTCATTAGTAAATAATGCTAAATTAGGTGATCCAGGATTCCTAAGTGAGATGGCATCATTAAAAGCAAAGTATGGTGATATACCTGGAGTTGATTTTGATAAGATACAAGGTCAATTATTATCTGGTGAATTAAACATGGATAATCTATGTAAGTTAATTCCTAATGTAGAAAAGACTGCAGAAGGCGAGACAAAAGAAAAAGGAACACCGCTGTCATCATTAGATATGCCAGCTGTAGAATTACCAAAAGAGCTACCAAAAATAGATATTCAATCAAAGTTAGATGAGGTTGCTGAATCAGCACAAGCAAAGCTTGATGTGGAATTTGAAGCAATTCAAGAAGAACAAATGAAAAAAATGGAGGCAGAGTTAGAAGCCAAGTTCGCTTTAGAGACAAGTAATCTTTCTTTTAAGCTAAACGACCTCGGTATCTAATACTATAAATAAATCTATGGCAACTAGACGTTTAGATAAAGTTTTTTCAGATATACGAGCAGATATGGCCTCACATCCGGTATCTGATGACTTGTTGTTGCATAATAACGAAGCATCAATAGAGACTTCTATTAAAAATTTATTATTAACTGATAGATACGAAAGGTTGATGCAACCTAGAATAGGATCAGATTTAAAAGCGATGTTGTTTGAGAATTTTAGTGCTCAAACAGAAAGACGTCTAGCAGATGCTATAAGAGAAACAATAGAGAACTATGAACCAAGATGTAACCTTATGGATGTAATGGTTGAAGGTGATCCTGATAGGAACTCGTATCTTGCAGTAATAGAATATGCCGTTAGAAGTTCTGAGTCTCCTCAGTCTTTTAGCATAATTTTAGATAGGGTACGATAATGGCAGCAAATTCAGCAACAAGTTTAGTGGATTTGGATTTTGATAAAATTAAATCAAATCTAAAAACCCACATGAAGAGTCAATCAATCATTCGTGATTATGACTTCGAAGGATCAAATATAAATGTATTGTTAGATGTTCTTTCTTACAATACTTCACTTAACAATTATTATATTAATATGCTTTCTAATGAGATGTTCTTAGACACAGCGCAGGAAAGAGATAGTATATTAGCACACATTAAAGAACTTAACTACGTACCCCGTTCAGTTCACTCTGCTGTTGCTTATGTTAATATCGAAATACAACCTGATGATGCACCTAGTTCAATCTCTATTCCTAAGTGGACAATATTCAATTCAACTGTAGATGGTAAGTCTCTTAAATTTAGTACTCAAGAGGATCTTATCATTAAACCAACTGTTAATACTTCTTCCAATACTACAACATATGCTGTATCTAATGTAGCAATATATGAAGGTGCTATTGTAGAAGAATTTGCTATTGCAGATAACTCAAATAACTTTACAGTAGATATTAGTAATAAGAATATCGATACAAGACATTTAGTTGTATCAGTTAAAGATAGTGCAACAGCTGCTAATAGTACATATTCAGATTGGGAAAAGAAAGAAACATTATTTGGTATTAATGCTACATCAAATGTTTACTTTACAGAACCACAAATTGGTGATAAATTTAAATTAACATTTGGTGATGGTATCTTTGGTAAGAAACCAATTCAAGGTAATGTTCTTAAAATTAAATATAGAAATGCATCTGGTACAGGTGGTAACAATGCTAAGAAGTTTACTAATCAATCTAATATTCAAGGTTATAGTAAAATCATTGTAAACACTGTTACTAATTCTTCTGGTGGTCAGGCTGCTGAGACAGTAGAAGAAATTAGATTTAATGCTCCTAAAGCATTCCAGGTTCAAGAAAGAGCTGTAACAAAAGACGATTATAAAATTATTGTACAACGTCAATTTCCAGAAGTCAAGAACGTATTAGCATTTGGTGGTGAAAATTTAGTACCACCTAGATTTGGTAAAGTAATTATAGCAGTAGATTTAGCTGATGCAGACGGCGTACCAGAATCAAAGAAAAATGCTATTCAGGATTACTTATCTAAAAAATCACCATTAGGTATCGATCCTGTAGTTGTTATTCCAGAATTTTCATTCTTAGAATCAACTGTAGATGTATCATACGATGTTTCAGTCACTGATCAAACTATAGAAGCTATTAAATCAAAAGCACAAACAGCTTTACTAGCTTATGCAGAAGATAATATTAATACATTTGATTCTGTATTTAGAAATTCTAAAGCAGCAGCTGCAATAGACGCAGCAGATGTAAGTATCATTTCTTCTCAATTATCAAATAGAGTGTTTAAAAAATTAACACCATCATCTGTTAGAACTACATTTAAATTAGAATATAATAATGAACTAATTAAGGATGATATATTTGTAGAGAACGATACAAAGACTTATTATAAACCAGCATTCGAGTCTACATTATTTAACTATGATAGAAATGGTGTAACAGAAAATAATGTATTCTTTATGGATAACGGAGCTGGTAATGTAATGATAGTAAGAAGTAATAGTCAAAACCAATTACAAATAATTTCACCAAATGCCGGGACTATTGATTATACAACTGGTATAATTAATATTAACGCTATTACAATTTATTCATATACCGGCACAGCATTAAAAGTATATGCTAGATGTACTAATAGAGATATTAAAACTAAGAATGCATCTATACTACAAATGAATGCCGAGGATCTTACATTTAATATAACGCAAGAGAGGTTGTAAAGTGGCTAAGCCCTCACCGGAATACATATCTCAATTTATAAAAGAGCAATTCCCACAATACTATTTTGCGGGCGGTGAGAATCTTGTTGCTTTCATATTAGCATATTATGAATGGTTAGAGACAACAGATCAATCAACTAAGGTATTAAGAGGGCTTCAAAAGAACAGAGATATAGATACCGCTACCAGTGACTTTCTATTAAATTTTAAAAAGATATTTTTATCAGGTGTTAAATATCAAACACAAATAGATGATAGGTTTATGGTAAAACACGTAAGTGATATTTACCAATCAAAAGGTTCTACTAGATCTATTGAACTTTTATTAAAGATGTTGTATAATGAAGAAGTAGAAGTATTTCTTCCTAGCACAAGAGTAACATACGCATCAGATTCCAAATTTAAAAAACCAGTATACATAGAATTATCACCATCTGATAGAACAAGAGGAATGGTTGGTAATAAAATTACTGGATCTAAAAGTGGTGCTACAGCTTTTATAGAAAGTGTTATCACTAAACTAGTTAATAATAAAAGAATTACTATTGCTTATCTATCCGGTGTTATTGGAACATTTCAAAATAAAGAATTCGTTACAGATGATTTAGTTCTTAAAGATGCACCTCAAGTTGTAGGATCATTATCTAATATTACAATTACAAATGGTGGTCAAAATTTTGAAGTAGGAGATACATTTGATGTTATCTCAAGTGTAGGTAAAGGTGCAAGAGCTAAAGTTTTATCTACAGAAGATGCTACTGGTAAAGTATCATTTAATTTAGCTAATGGTGGTTATGGTTATACTACATCAAATGCTTATACAAGATCATTATCTGCTAATGCTACAATAGTAGTATCAAATATTGTAAATGCAAATACTGAAAGAGAAGATTTCTTTTTATTCGAACAAGTATCTCAAACTTTAGAGACTGTTACTTATACTTCTGCTGGATCTAACGCAGCCTTAGCTGATTATGCTAATGGTGCTTTAGTAGTAGGAGCAAATAATACTAATACTAATGTTGCTACTGGTTATGCTATGTCAGCAGTAGCTCAAACATTTATTATACAAACTGAATCAGGATCATTTGCAGATTGTAATTATATCTATGTTGCTAATGTTGCTACTAATGGTCAAATAGATACAGTCGCCAATTCATCTACTAATGGTGAATTAATTGCACAAAATTCAACTGCTATAGGTATTAATGGTAATAATAAACCTTTCTATTCTCATGCTAAAGCATTTGTAAGAGGTTTAGCAAGTAATACTTATGCTAATGTAGCTAATGTAGGTATTGGTATTGGCGCTGATTTTGAAGTTGGATCCATAGGCACAAATGAAACATTAACTTTATTTACAGATATAATTGGAGCTAATAACACTGCAGCATCACCTAAACCATTTACTAATGTTCATCCAAATGGAGCTAACGGTGGTATGGGATTTATTGATTCAGTATCGATAGATACTAAAATAACAATAGGCAATAGAGCCAACACACATACACCATTCTCAGCTAATGGTAAATTCTCAAACAATGATGTAATATATGAAGCAAATGTATTTGTAGATAGAATATCTTTAGTAGCAGGCGGAACAGGATATTCAAATTCTGATACAGTAACATTTTCAGGAGCTACTTACGGAACACAAGCTGCAGCTTCTGTAGTAACAGATATATTTGGTAAGATCGTAAACGTGCCAATATCTAATAATGGTATACAATATAGAAAGCAACCATCAGTAGCAATAACAACTTCTACAGGATCTGGTGCTAATGTATATGCTATTATGGATGCTCAAAAAATAGGCGCTACAGGAAGAATAAAAACTACTAATACAACTGTAATGTTTGTAAATGAAGTAGCTAATGGTTCTTTTTCTAATGGTGATGTAATTACTAATGCAGGTGTTAATGCTTTCTGTAATGCAGCAACAGCTGAGTTAGCAAGAGGAACTGGTTATGATGCAGCAGATACTGTTACATTTACTGGTGGTAGTCCAACTACAAATGCTAATACACAAAACTTTACTGTTGATGGTAGTGGTGTAATACAATCAGTTCAAATAAACGATCCAGGCGCTGGATATAGTTCAAATGCTACATTAGCTATTAATACATCAACTGGTTCTGGAGCTTCGTTATCTCCTGTAATGGATTTTGGTATTGGATTACCTAAATCGGGAGCAGCTGATTTAACTACTATATTATATAATGCATTAACATTTACTAACTTTACTATTGGAACTGTAGAATCTTTAAATAGAATTAATCCAGGTTCTAATTATAACTTAGATCCATTAACTGTTTTGCATAATCCATATGTAGCTGGTTTTAATAGAAGAGATTTAGTTGCAGTTGTATCTAATATAAATGGATCCTTTACTGCAGGCGAAACATTAAGACAAACTGTATCTTTACCAGGTTATTTAATTACACATAGTAATAGTTCTGTTAATGGTATTACTTTAGCATCTAATAGTGCAGCTATATCAATTGGTGAAGGTGTTATTCAATTAACAACAAATGCTACTGGTGTTATTGAATCTTCTAATGCTACACATATTAAATTAAAAGATACTGTTGGTGCATTTGATGATTCGTATATAATACAAACACAATCATCAGGAGCTAATGTTGATCCATTAACTGGTGGTAGCGTACAACAAAATGTATCTGCTATTGCTACTGGAACATTTAAAACACAATTTGCTAATAATGGTGTAGATCATGTTAAGATAAGAAGATTAAAATTTGGCCAGGCATTTGCTAATGGTGCAACATTAGAAGGTTTATCATCTGGATCTACTGCTACAGTAGAGAATATGTATGATGATGAAAATACTATGCCAATAGGTTTAAATGCTGTAGTAACTGCTAATGTTCAAACTGCAAATGGTATTGCTACATCATTAGAGATATTAGATTCTGGATTTGGTTATGAACAAGACGGTGAATTATCATTACAAAACCCAAATACAGTGTTTATTGTAGCAGGAACTGCGAATGTAGATCAACAAGGTGTAGCAACTGGTTATTGGGAAGATAGGCGTTCGTTTATAAGTGACATAAATAAATTACATGATAGTGATTACTATCAAGACTATTCGTACGTTACAAAGACTTCTTTAGCCTTAGAACAATACGAAGAACAACTAAAAGACATTTTGCACGTAGCAGGTAACAAGTTATTTGGTGAGGTTGTTAAAGTAGATGAAAAAGTTGCATTGAATCTTACAGCAAGCAACAGTCATATAGATACAGCCAATGCATATCATAGTTGGATGAATTAATGAGTAAACTAGTAACAAAAAATTTCAACGTTCACAGCGCAATACAATTTAAAGAGAGCTTTACTGAGCCTGCTAATACATTAGTCTACTTATTCTATGGTAGACATAAACAATGGGAAGATGGAGATAGCTCTGCTCCTACAACTATAAATTCCCTAGCTAATACACACTACGACTCATACGATCATATGTTAGGCGGTAAGCAAGTTACCGATAATGATGTTAAACATATGGTCAGAAGAAAAGATTGGACCAACGGCACAAAATACGATATGTATGATGATAGCCATACCGATCTAGATACAAAAGATTTTTTCGTGGTTGTTTCAGAACAATCACAATATAACGTTTTCAAATGTTTGGATAATAACTATGGTGCTAATTCAGTTCAAGCACCTTCTATTATTGAGACTTCAGCCAATGATGAAATTTACATAACTGAATCTGATGGATATCAGTGGAAGTATATGTATACGATCCCGTCAGCTACTTGGGATAAGTTTGCTACAGCAGAATATATGCCTGTAGTAGCTAATACTACAGTAGAGGGAGCAGCCACACAAGGAGGAATACATGCTATAAAGGTTACTGATTCTGGAAGAGACTATGCGGCGTATGCGAATGGGTTCGTATCAGAATTTGGCGTAGGAGGTGATCCAAAATTAATAGCCATAGCGAGCCCATCCTCATACGTCTACAATGTTGGTTCCACTACAGGCTTCGTTAAAGAAGAAGTAGAGACTAAATTTGTAGAATCTATATTAATCATAGATGGTGGTGCAGGATTTGCTACCTCAGATACAATTACAATTAATAATGGTGGTGGCTCTACATTAAATGCAACAGCTACTATCGCTTCTGTTAATGCTACTGGTGGTATAACTGGTATTACTATAACTGGTAGAGGAAAAAGTTATACAGGCACACCTACAGTAACGGTTAGTGGTGCATCTAATACAGCAGCTGCTAACTTAATAGCTAGACTAGGTACTGCTAATGGTGTTATAGTAGATTCTAACAGTTCAACGTTGACTGTTAGTTCAATAAATGGTAATATAGATAATAATGATGAAATTAGAGGTGTATCATCTAACACCTATGCTAATGTATCATCAAGAACAATGGCTGGAGATAATTTATCCAGTAATACAGATTTTTATAAAGGATCTTCTTTCTATGTTGAAAGAGGAACAGGAGCTGGTCAATTAGGCACAATTGATGAGTATATAGTTACAGCAGATGAAAAGAGAGTATTATTAGCTTCTGATTTATCTGTAAACTTAGACTCTACTTCATTTTGGAGTATAGGTCCTCAAGTTCAAATTACAGGTGATGGTAATGGTGCTAAAGCTAGAGCACTTGTTGATAGTACATTAAATGCTAACGTAGTAGCTAATGTTCAAATTGTAGCAACAGGTAATAATTATACTTGGGCAGATATTTTAATACAAGGTAATACTGGTTCAGTACAAAATGCAGTATCTAATTCTTATATTACTACTTCAAGTAAAGCAAGAGCTATTATATCACCACAAAATGGTCATGGATATGATCCATTAAAAGAATTATATGCAAATAGAATAGGTATTAGTGTTACTATAGCTAATACAGAATCAGCAGCATTAACTGTAGAAAATGATTTTAGAGAAATAGGATTATTAAAAGATCCTTTATTTGCTAATGGAACTTTAGTATTATCAAGTTCTGATACTAATTTTGTAGCTGGTGAGAAAATAACTGGTGCTACTTCTAATGCTACTGCAGTAGTTGTATCAGCAAACGCATCAGGAATTGCAATGAAAGATATCAGAGGATTCTTTGCAACAGAAACAATAACAGGTAACGTAGCTGGTAATTCTGTAGTACAAACAGTTACACAACCTACAACAGTATTTCGACAAACGCATAAATATACTACAGAACTGTCCTATGCAGGAACTCTAGGTAATGGATTAATCGAAGATGAATTAATTTCACAGGGAGAATCATTAGCAAATGCTCATGTGGTAGTCACACCAGGCGCAGCTAATGGAACAGTAGAAACAACACGTAATAGAAATGTTTTCTTACTGTCAGATGTTTCGGCAGATAAATATTTTTCAGGACAGGATAGTGCAGCTCAGATGAAGATTACAGATGTCGTATTACCAGATCTAAAAGATGGATCCGGTGAGGTCATTTATAAAGAATCATTAACTCCTATATCTAGGAATGCTAATCAGTCTGAGACTTTTAAACTTATTTTGGAATTTTAGGATAAAGAATGGCGCAAAACTTAACAACAGATTTTAACGTAAGTCCTTATTTTGACGACTACGATGAAAATAAAAAATTCTCGAGGGTACTTTTTAAGCCCGCTGTTGCTATTCAAGCACGTGAATTAACACAATTACAAACAATACTTCAAGCACAAGTTCAAAGATTTGGTAATAACATATACAAAGAAGGAACTATTATTGAAGGTTGTGATGTCACTTTCGATGAAACATTCTCATTCGTTAAACTATTAGACTTAGATACATCTGGCACAGCCGTAGCGCCATCTACTTATACAGGCTATTTCGCTAAAGGTGTATCATCAGGCGTTGTAGCTAAAGTATCTCATTATGTAGATGGATTAGTTACTCAGGATCCTAACCTTACAACTTTATATGTTGATTACACAAGAAGTAATGCCTCTACAGGCGCTAAAGTATTTTCTGATTCTGAAAATATAGAAATACATAGTACCTTCCATGCAAATGATGCATCACCTATTGCAACAGTAACAGCAGCTGGTTCATTAGCTAATAATGTAGTTGGTGATGGTTATGCTGTAACCGTTGGTGAAGGTGTTGTCTATGCTAAAGGTCATTTCTTAAAAGTATCTACTGATACTGTAGTAGCTTCAAAATATAATAAATTCCCTGATAACGTAGCAGTTGGATTTAATGTAAAAGAAACTGTTATAACATCTGATGCAGATAATACTCTATTAGATAACGCAGCTGGTTTTAATAACGAAAATGCGCCAGGTGCAGATAGACTTAAATTAGATCCATTCTTAGTTGCTATTCCATTTGATGATGCTAGAGCAAATACAGACTTCTTATCATTAGTAGATTTCCAAAGTGGATTACCTATTACTAAAAGATTCGATACACAATTTAACTCTGTAGATGAATTTATTGCTAAAAGAACAAAAGAAGAATCAGGTAACTTCTCTGTAAGAACAAACAATTTCCAAACAGAAGCTGCTAATACAACAACCTTTAACCTAGTAATGAGCTCAGGTCTTCATTATGTTAATGGTAAAAGAGCCGAACAATTTAATACAACAAGAATTAATTTAGAAAGATCTACTGCTAATGCTTCTATGACTAACGTAGTCACTACTACTAACCAAGGTAGTTATGTTGTAGTAGATCAATTTATTGGAACATTCCAAGCTAACACATTACCAGAAGTATCATTAAGAGATACAGCAGGAACATCGGTTACTGATGGCGATGCTTTATCAGTAGCTCCAGGTAATGAAATAGGTAAAGCAAGACTTAGA